CCAAACTGCGTTGAATGAAGTCAGCGGTGCACAATCCCGACTCAACATGACCCTTGGGTCGCAGTTGGACCAGCAGAACAAAGCGTTCTTCACCACGCAGGACATCCGTCAGACGCAAGCTGTCGGCGGTGAAACGCGCTCTACCATTGCAACGCAAGGTGAACAACAGCGCGCTTCGACAACCACTGAAGGTGAACAGCAACGCCTCGGTACGCAAACTGCCGGCGAAGAAACGCGGAAAACCGACTTGCAGAAAATCATGCAAGAGAACTATGCTGCCAACAGGAACCGTAACTGGGCGCAAGGCTCTTATCGTGCATGATTGACTGGCTCCAGTCTTTAACTGAAAAAGACCGCGAATCCTTTCTTTCTTTTTGCAAGCAAATCTCTTCACCCATACAGATGTATCTGTACTCCCGATTTCTCGGGTTTTCAGGCAGCATCGTGGAGTGCAGTGAATGGGCTGTAAAAGAATTTAAGAAGAGAAACTTCAATGGAATCATGGAGATGGAAATTGACTCCATGCAGCAAGATATTGCAAAGCTTAGGGAAGCAATTGATCTTGGTATGATCAAGCAAGACATGGGGGCCTCCAGGATCGCCATGCTCCAAAAAGAACTGCGTGGCACCATCAAGCAACTTAACGACGAAAAACACCTCACCGACAAGCAAGGTCTGATCCTCGCTGGCGCCGATCGTGCGTTGCGTGAAATGCTTTTGATCTTCCGTGATGATCCTATTGAAGGTCCTTTAGAAGAAGCGTCCATGGCTGTATGGACAAAAATTCTGCAAGAAGAATCATAAAGGTTAGTGCGCTAAGGTAAGCACATAACTGAGGTTTACATTGGCTGGCACAAGTCTTTATAGTGTTCATCGCAGAACTGCGCGTGCAGCAGCTAAACAACAAGTTGTTAAAAAAACTTCTAACATTGACACTGAACGGGCGCGTACAGATTTTGCATACTTTTGTGACGTAGTAGGAGATAAGCCGCCAGCAGAACACCATAAACAATGGCATCGCTACCTCTGTACTGGCGATAGCACCGCATGTTTAGTTGATATTGGTGGCCCTAACATTGACATCCTTGCCCCTAGGGGTAGCGCAAAAAGTACAGTTTTAGGGTTATATACGGCGTGGGCAATTGGTGTCCATGCGCTTCACAAAAAACCCTTAAAGATTCTTTACATCTCCTACACAGTTGATGTTGCTCGGCCTAAGAGCGCAGCCATCAAGCGCATTATCGAAGAAAGTAAAACGTATCGAGAAATTTTCCCTATGGTAAAAATTGCCAAAGGGATTAACTCCAACGAATACTGGAGCATTGATTGGAAGTTTGCGGGCATCAAATCTACTGGTGAAGAAGAGTTTACAGTTTGTTGCGCTGGTCTCAAGGGCGCCGTGACCTCAAAACGAAGTCACTTATGCGTCCTTGACGATATAATTAAAAGTTCTGACGACATCAAAAATAAAGACATCCGACAGATGATGGAGGACAACTGGAGCTCAGTTATTGTTCCAACTATGTTTGAAGGTGGAAGGGCTATCTGTCTTGGAACAAGGTTTAGGCATGACGACATGCACAGCACCACCTTCACACCACAAAATGACTGGGTTCAAATCGTTCAATCCGCAATCACTGTTGATGCTAACGGAGACGAAGTTTCTTACTGGCCTAACATGTGGTCTCTGGAGTATCTTAGCGATCGCCGCCGTCAAGCACCTATCAGTTTTAGTTTTCAGTACCAAAATCAAATTGCACAAACCAGCGAGCTTTCCCTTTCCCCTGAGCTGATTGTTAAAGGCCAAATCTCCACGGAGTTTGATGCTTTGGGAATCGGCATTGACCTCTCCGCTGGCATAAGAGAACGTAATGACTACACAGCCATAGTGCTTGGCGGCAGGATCGGCAGCAAGATTCACATCATAGATTGCAAGCGGATCCGAGTTATGGGTAACTTAGAGAAGCTGGAGTCCCTTATGGAGATGTGTTATGAGTGGGGAATTGCACACAAAGATGGAAACCAGTATTTTCCCACTGGCAGCACTATTGACGTGTGGTCAGAAGCTGTGGCATACCAAGCGTCCCTTGAAGCTGACTTCAAACGGATCTGCTTAGGAGAGCATGGGCTTTACAACATTAACTGGCATGCGGTCAAAGGATTCCGTGGTGACAAGGTTGCACGCTTTAGAGGCATTATGGGATTGTTTGAGCAGCGCAAAATTACTTTTAACAAGTATCGCAAGTTCCAGGCGTTGACTGATGAGATCATCAACTTTGGCGTTAGTTCACACGACGATTGTGTAGATGCGCTCGTCTGGCTCTGTAACGGATTGATGACCAGGGGCAAACTTGAACTCGAATATTGATGTGTGCAGGATTGTAAGGGATAAAGTATTCTGGATCTAAACTTATGAAACCACCTTACAATGTCTACCGGCTATTACATTATTGAACTGGACCAGGACGCCTACGGTTCTGCTGTTGTTCCGCTCCCCGATGAGTTGTGTCACGACATGGGGCTTAGCCCTGGCGAACGATTTGATGTCGAAGTTGAAGATGATGTGATTACCCTAAAAAGGTTGCACGCCGGATACGATATTGAGGCATAATAGCTAAAGCGCTTTCCAAACGAATGTCCGAAAACAAATCTATTCTTGACGACATTTTAAAATCTGTTGTTGAGCGCGACTCAAACGGCAGTGCGGATACCATGCTCATTAATGCGCACCTTGCGCAAATGCGCATGTTTGGCATTAGGCAAGGCGTTGAGTTTTATCCAAATCAAGATAACTTTGGCACGCAACGGTTTGATTTCGTTCAGCAAGTAATCAAGTTCAACAAGCTGGACGCCCGCCTCGATTCAATGTGGGACCGCTTCTTGGCCTATGGCAAGGGTCTTTTTTATATTCGACCAACAAAAAAAACGTATAGATTGTATTGGTTTGACAAAGATGCTTATAGAACTTATTACTCACCAGATGGCGAATTAGAAGAAGTTATTATTATTTATTCATATAAGGTCAAATCTAGCAGGGGCTTTGGTGGCATTGGTCTCTCAACTGATAAGCGTTACATGCGGTTGCGGATTACTGCAACGGAAATTGAAGAGTGCCACAGCGAACAGGAAATGTCGTTTGACAACCCTGTGGAGTTTGCGAACTTAAACAACACCACTAAAACTGTCAACAGCATGGAGTTTATCCCGTGCGTAGAAGTTTTCAATAACCCCGACGCCTTTGGTACTGAGGGATACGGGGAGTTTGAGTGGCTTTCCAACCAGATCATCGCTCATGATGAGATGGTTAAAAACATCCGGGCAAACCTTTCATTCTTTGGAAACCCTACGCTGCTGTCGTCTCGTCCCAAAGCGGACATCACTGAAGCAGTTGGTAGCGAAACCGACCAGCGCCCCAGTATTTCCAGTCAATCAGGTTTCCAATCTGAGTTCAGCCTGTCCGCCTCCACATTTAAATCGGACAACGAAAGCCGCCGCAAGCCTGGTTACTACGGAAAGCCTGGTTCAGGCATGCGCGTCCCCAGGGTCATCGCTAACCTGGAGCCAACCGATCGTGTTGGATTTATTACACCCAATGCTGTCAGTGCTGACCAAGCGCGTTACGCAGAACAGCTTCGTAGTGAAATCCGACTTGCCCTTGGAGGCATCGATGATCTAAGTATCACCAACGTAACCGCAACTGAAATTAAATCAGCGTACGGACGCGTCAGTGCTACTGCAAAGAAAAAGTGCCTACAACTTTATACCTATGGTATTTGTCGTTGTCTTGAGTTAATGGTTTTTCAGGAAGAGCAAATCTTCCGTAAATCCTTGGCATTTGCTTCAGGTATTAAATACCCTGATCCTCCTGTTGATCTTCAAGATCCTGCGCAAGAAGCAAAATACGAGAAGCAAAAAAGCTTGTATGAAAAGAAACTTCAAAAAGCAATTGATAATGCCGTAGAGACAAAAACAATTCCACCAGGTGTCTTGGGTTTGGCTCCAGATGGAGATCGAACTATAGAGTGGCGTTGGATGGGTCCTGTTTATGAAGATACAACTCAGGACAAACTTAACCAATCAATTTTTACTAGGAACCTACAGGAGTTAGGTGTTGATAGCATAGAAGCACTGAAGTATTTGTTCCCTTCAAAAACGGACGACGAAGTTGCTGGCATGCTCAGCGGCTTCCCGTTCCGGATGGTGGGAGAAGTACAGAGGGCAATGGCCACATTTATTGATCTCGTAAATCAACAAATGAGGACCCCCCATCCGCAGCCCT